GATCGTTCCTATAACGCTTAAGATTTCTTTGATATCCATTGTGGCAACCTCTTTGTGATATCATTTATGTCTTGCCGCAAGTGTGCATCGTTAGCATCCTTTATTCTAATTATAGATGCCACAGCCAATGCTGTGAGCGTTAGAGTAGTCACCACGATTAACACAGCATTCACATGACTTATACCAACTGAGTCTACATTGCAGAAGAATAGGATGTAGCGTATAAGCCAACATAGTCCCACAAATGTGTATAGAGCACTTTCCCATTTGTCTACACTACGAATCCTGATGTAGCAATAGCCATCGCACAACACGATTATGAGACAAAGCACAACATTCACCATCACATTGAATGTCACCATATCGTTGTACATGATTATCTCTTTCTTAGATCAGATATTGGATTCCCAAACTGTACACCCAGTCTCCTGTGCCCGAATGAGTGATACGGATGCGCCATCGGCGTGGTAATGGTAATTGTGTCACTGCCGTCAACTCCGTATTGGTATCGATCGCTCCTGGATACACCATATATGTGCGCTGACCAATCGTGGTAAGTGCGCCACCTTGGGCGATGGCAAAATACTGAGCTGTGGCAGGATTCAAAGCATCAACAAACAGTTGAACTGTCTGTACACCAGGCGCTGTGGTAATGTTCCACGCAATCAGCACACCACGGTATTGTAAGTTCCACAGCTCGAACGACTGACTTGCAGCACGCACGGCGGTGTCGGCGATATTTTGTGCAGCAAGCAGGTTGATGCTTGTGTCAAGATACGTTCCTGTAGACAACAGCCCATTTTGCGCAAACAACACATCGCGAATCTCTTTCAGATATTGCTCAGCAGCGTTCATGTTATCTCCTTATATACAATGCATCTCCCCAATCGTACTCATTCCAGGGAGTTGTTTCAACACGGTCAAATTGACTCAAAAAAGCATCAATTTCTTCTATCAAACAACCATTTTCATATAATTGCGAGCGATTTACTTCACAAAAGATATATTTTGCGTTGTAATTTATGAACTCTTCGGCACCACGCAAAACCTCTAATTCATATCCTTGTACATCAATCAACATAAAATCATACAGGTTTGGATCTAACAAGCCCTCAAAAATCATGTCATCGAGACGCCTGACCTGTGCCGTCACTGTTTTGTCAAAATGTACATCAGGATAATGGATAAGGTGCATCTTTGGCTTCAAAATAGATGATGACTGACCATTTGCCGTGTCTACAAACATCGGCACACTTCCATTGATGTTACCTAATGCCACGTTGAAATAAGGATGCCCGCCTCCCGTAGTAAGTCTCATAACAACAAATGCTGCCAACACTGGCTCAAAGAATGCCTGATTTCCAATACCGAGTGCTGAGAAGATGGGTTCTTCCTCTCCGTAGTGTGCTCCTATATGTAGCACACCCTTGATATCCTTGCAATGCTTCTCAAGCACACTTTCTAGAAAGCTCATATCATATAAACTCCTTAATTATAGATACGCAGCGGTGGTAGTCGTCAGTCAGACCCATTTTACCTATCAATTCTTCATAGATATGGAAGTCAATCGGTTCAAGCCCTCGTCCCTTTGATTCCTTCAGATTCCTGTAAGCCATGCGTATGGCTTCATCACGGTCTCTGTTATATGTATCTAACCACGCAAGTTTGTACTTATACCACTCATCAGGAGATCCCCATATGTATCGATGATTGTCTATGTGTTTACGATACGTTTCACATCCCATGTATCCTATGTCTAACAACAGAGTATCGTCATCGACAATCTTCTCTGGTTGCCAGTCCAGCTCTTGCCCATCACCTCTGAGAGTACAAGCCAGACGTCTGTCCTTAGATGTCACCAATAATTGATTAGGATGACCCCACTGGTAACTGTATAACAAGACGTGTATCGTATTGAGATAGCCTATCTTTCCACCATTACATATAAAATCTCTGACAACATCATCACCTTGAATGGTAAGATACTGATCTCCTATGATGAGCACGGTGTTATCAGCACCATGAGCATAACACCAATCGGTGCACGCATTGAGTGCTATGGGAATATCAGAAGGAATATTGATGCCTATGCCTATGTTGATAAGCTCGGCATCAACATGTCGCTCTTTCATGACATCAATCTCAGATTCGCATGACGTGAACACGATGCGCCTGTCACATGAGTCCCAATGCTCAACGATGAGCTCTGGAACATAACCCGCGCGCTCGATATGATCAAAGTATGTGAAGTATGTAATCATCTAAATCTTACTTTGCCATGGTATTCTTTAGACACAGACAAACCCTTGATATAATCATTCAGATAATCTTCAGCCCAACCTTCAGCATCCTCATGATCTTCGAACGTTCTTCCATAATACTTACGTTCCCATTCTAAACGAGCAGATTCTGTTTTCTTGTTATACCTATCCCATCCTTCAGCATGCCTAGCAACATCGAAATCACTCAGCAAAGATTTTATTTCAGATGTAGTAGATGCACTAAATTTTAGATCCTCAAAGTTTAATGATATTGCTCTATCATCATCTGGATCTACATAACCTCCACGGTCATGCATATCTATGGACGAATTTATATTCATGATATCCGGAAATGTACCGTCAGCCATAAGACCAACCATGATATTATGAGCTGTTTCATCAGCAGCCAGTTTAGAATATAAACTTTCGGCAATATCCATTTTTCTCTTGTTTATCTTTGGTGCTTTTACCTTTTTGGTTACCACATCTAACTCATCGGCTTTTTGCATAGCCAACTCAATGGCTTCCTGTTCTGACAATCCATCCTTACGATCATATCCATTTTCTCCGATACTCCATTGCACTACATAACCAGCAGTGGCATTGTATTTGCTCTTCTTTTCGTATCCTCTGTAATTTATGGCTCCACCACGTGTTTGATAGTTCATCCATCCAGTAGTTGGATGTTCCTTGAAACGATCATCTAATTTGGTTGCCCCACCCTCAGCCTGACTACCACCTACCATACCAGGTCTTCCTTCATGACCTCTGTGTCCTGATCCTTCTCCTCCCTTGAGGATGACTTTGCCATGGTATTCTTTCTTAATTGGTCTGTGTAAGATTATTTCATATTCGCCATCAGGATTGATGTATGCCAATATATCACCAAATCTAACATTTCTTGTATATACAGTTCCTGTACCAGGCTCATTATATGATTCATAATATCCTTCAGCAAACAGTTTTGCAATTTGTGGAGATGATGTGTATGATTTTATTTGTGTATTTATGTCTTTTTCATAATGTACGCCACGATACACAGTTACAAGTGTATTCTTTGCTTCTTCAAACGTTTTGGCATGCAATAAATCTTGCATGCCAGGAAATGGGTCTATCTTCATACGATTATGTGCAGCTTCATAACCAGTTTGTTGAATTTGTTCCCCATTATTTCTTACAACAGATTCCCACAATTGTCTCTGAGATAATTCTGTAAACAATTTTCCTTCATCAGACTTTAGAAATGTATTTAGCTTTGTTTTATTGTTAACATTTCTGTAATCGGTTATTACTGCATCTGCTGCATCACGCGCTCTTCCATAATCCTTACTTAATAGCATTATGTCTATATATGGATCATTGAATACATCATCATTTGTAATATTTTTGATGTATTCAAAATCCATAGACTTAGCAACCTTCTGTATCTCTTCCCACATAGCCCAATCCCATCCAGAAGCATTAGGTCTATGAGCAAAATATCTCCACCTATAACCTTCATATACCAAATCTTTGTCTGACATACCATTATGTCTAAACTCTTTTATACGGTCTATAGCTTCTTGTCTGTATTTATCACTGCGACCATACGCATCTATGTCATAGTTAGCTTGTGAAGCACTTCCTCCTACCTCGCCAGGTCTTCCTTCATGACCATGAAATCCTGATCCTTCTCCTCCTTTGAGGATGACTTTGCCATGGTACTCTTTCAATAATACTGATTCATCTAAATTTATAGCTTCTCTTAACGATGCAAACACTCCACCATTTATTTGTGATGGTCTTAGTGCCAATTTGTATACAATAATATCCTTGTTCCTTAAATTTCTATCTCTCTTAGCATAAAATACAGCATCTTTTGGATCTAGTGCTAACATTGATCCATTGCGTAAAGCTGTTGTGGCACCACCAACCTTTGGTGTACCATGATAAAATATGTATCTTCCATCTTCTGTTTTCTTAACTTCACTTCTATCTAACCACTCTCCAATTGTCTCTCTTCCAAATCTGCCTTCATAATCTACACGTGCTCTCTCCTCTTGTTCGTTATATGTCACTTCGCTTTGACTACCACCTACCATACCAGGTCTTCCTTCATGTCCATGAAATCCTGATCCTTCTCCTCCTTTGAGGATGACCTTACCATGGTACTCTTTAGACACTAAATTGCGAAATGTGTCGCTGTCATCACCAATCATTCTTCTTAACCTCTTCTGATCTGTTACCATGATAGCAAACATTTCTGGGACACCTTCAGTAGGATCAGTAATTTGTGGACCTGATAGATACTTTGATACCTTTTCCCATAATCGTATAAGTTCATATCCTTGTTGTGTATCGGCAAGCCTGTCTACAATGGCGTGTCCCACTTCATGTGCTATAGCAGTATCAGGAGCATAGTTGATTCTCAAAGCATTTACGTATATTTTCTTGTCGCCACTATGGTAAAATGCTATGTCCTTTTCTTCTACTCCATCTAATGTCTTAAACTCATCATCTGACAATATCTCAAGACCTGCCACATCTCCTTGACGTGTGAACTCCATTGCTTTCTTGTATGCTTGTGCTTGCTTTGTAGGAAGTGTGTAACCACCTCTCGGCAGACTTCCACCCACACGTCCTGGTCTCCCAACATGTCCTTCAAACGACTTGACATGAATTTTCATATTTTACACACTTTCCTAAAATTCAATCGAAATGGCACCCGTAAAGATAGAACACCAAATTTGCATTTCGTCATGTTTCCTTCGCAGTTCGTCTTATAGTGTCGGACTTCAAAAATCGTCCGTAAAGATAAAACACTCAATTTTCAGCATGTCGTACTTTCCTCGCATTATGTCAATTCATGCAACGTTCAAAAATCGTCCGTAAAGATAGAACGTCAAAAAGTTCGTCATGTCAAAACACCACGCCTCCGCCAGATGATGCTTCCCAGAAGGAAAGACACACGGCATCACCATAGTCTGTACTTCTTCCTATTCTCTTAGCAATCTCATCTTTGCTCTCAAGTTTGATGGTACCATTGCTCATCATAATCCATTTGGGTGTAGAGAGGTCAAGTATCAGCTCATCAACAGGAGGTAGCATGATTTCACTACCATAAGCTGGATCAAGAAGTTCACGCATGTGCCACCACATAGCAGCACGAATGTTCATGAAGCCAAGCTCACCACTTCTATCTTTATAGTACGTAGGAGCTCCTACAGTAATAGGAACAAGTCCTTTTACTCCTTGTTCTCTAAGCATATCATATACAGAAGCTCCTAATCCTCCATCCATCTCGATGTGTACTTTCTTTCCTGCAGCGAGAACTTTGACATGTCCAGCCGTCTGTGTAGTCAAAAGTTTCGAATAGATGTGAATTTTTGGGACCCCCCACCCGTATCTGTACGCGATGACCGTTTTGTCTTCGCCGCCACGTGCCACATCAACACCAAGGAATCCTCTCGTGTCCTGTGTACACACAAAGTCCTTACTTGCCCACTCTCGCCATCGCTCATTGCTCATACGTATCCAGGATAGAGGAATGATTCCTTCCTCTGTGTTATCAGCAAACTCACCAAGTACACGATTCTGGAATACACTGCTATCCTGTCCCCACTGCACTCTACGTTGATCAACCCACTTGCGACTGATACGACCAGCACGTATGGCCTCATCAACAGTCACGTGCCTGGTATGCCAGTCCTCATAACCAGGTCTCTTCATGTGTATATCATAGAACTGTCCTGAAGGATCACCTGGTGTACTAATGGCGAAAGCAATTGCTTCGTAGATGCTGCCTGCTGTAGGAATGATGCTGCTTGTCCGATGATCGTCAATGGCACTGTCCGTGATCGTATCGCCAGGGGCGAGGAGTGGGGGTGGGGTAGAATTGCTCACTGCCATACTCTCTCTACTCCTCTTACCACTTACATCATGAGTGCTGACTGCTACACCTACATCACTATACACACTGCTTCCTCTATTACTACCACTACTGCGACCCAAACTTACAATTTTATCCTTACGTATACTGCCTATACCATTACCTACCATAGACAGATCGATAGGGGAATCACTTATATAAGCCTTCTGAAGAGCTCCAGGAAGCTCTACAACGTCCTCTTCTACTCCCACCTGGTAATTGCTTACCAACAACCCCTCTGAAGAGAACGCACCCTCAGCAGCATTCCAGGTAGCACGTGGAATCGTCTTTGCCTCATCAAACACATACACTATCCTAGACGCATGAGCACCCTCTATAGTTGTATGATCATCAGACGCAACCGCAAATGCTTCCACCGTTCCCTGGTTCAACTTTATAGACAATGTCAACAATTCCTCTCTAGAATAAGGAGATCTGCCGATATCCATCCACTCAAGGAATTTACATGACTTCTTGATCTCTGGCCACAGATACTTTTCTAACTGACGCCATGCTGATGCTGTTGTAGGAACCTTGCAATCTGACTCCGCTGTTAACACAGAATGATGTGTTAAGATAGACGCGATTGCTGTCTTACCAAGTCCGTGTGGACCTCTCACAGCCACACGTGTATAACCCTCATCAAAATAACCGAGTATCTCTTCCTGATAATCAGCCATGGTTCTGCCGAAACTTGGTAATATGTCATACACGAATGCTATCCTGTCATTTCTGTACATGCGCTTGAATCTCTGGTACGAGCTTGTGCCAGCCACATGAACATTGACACTGCGTATCAAATCAGCTATGGTGCTCGGAGTTGTTGTAGGATTTGCTAACATGACATGTCTAACAAGGATATCATCAAGATTGATGCTACGACACGATTGACGTCATACTTGTGTGGTAATGGTGTGCTAATCATAATAGTCATACTTATAATATATGCTAGTTGTGTCACCATCAAATGCCTCACTAATTAGCTCATTTAATGTTTCGCCATCATCGCCAAGTCCTTCAGCAATCGCCACCTGGTCGGTATATTCTCCAGAATAAAACATTTCGAAGGCATCATCATCAGGACTGCCTCCTTCTTCCCTGTTTGGAAAATCATATCCTTCAGGTACAACTTCCTTCAATTTCTTACCTTTCAGGTGCTTTGCAGCTCTCTCAGCAATGTCTAAACGTCGCGTGTAGTCCTCAACATCAGATAGATTAGACATATCAAATTTACTTCGCAATGACATGTCGTTGTCACCACCCATACCTTCCAACATATCATATACATTTGGCCACTGCGATCTGAACATACTCTTCGGAACTTTCCCCATATATAATGGGTTACGAGGAGATTCATCAGTAAGAGGGGCAGCACCTGCAGCACCCTTTCCTGGAGTAGAACCTCCCTGCTTACCAGGTCTACCAGCATGTCCGTGGAATCCTGATCCTTTACCACCTTTGTAAACAAATGTAGCTTTCATGTGTACCTCACTTCTGATATGTTATGTGTAAATGCGTGCTATCTGTTCACAAAATTCAAATTGCTCTCAAACGCATTTTCAACATCGTTAGAGTCATATTCCTGATCAATGAGTTCACCAACCAACTCATCAACGGTGTACTTGGAAATATCGCCAATTTTGAAGTGCTTGGTGGCCTCTCTGTATCTAGACTCTAACTCAGTACGTGGCAAGGCTGCGAGTTCATCATATCTACGACGAATTTCCTCATAATGTGCTGCACGCTCTCTATCATAAGATGTTTCATACTTCTTACCAGCAGCTTCAGCACGCTCTTGCCGCATCAGTTCAGCATGCATGCTTCTTGCTACATCCTCACCGCCACTTCCTATTCCTGCTCCCTTACCAGGAGCAGAACCACCACGCTTGCCTGGTCTACCAGCATGACCATGATGACCACTTTCAGTACCACCTTTGTAAACAAGTGTTGCTTTCATCTTATTCTCCTTATCTTGGAAATGTGTTTTCTACAGCCGGCACATTCCTTCTTAGCAGCACGTTTGGCTTTCACATCTGGCGACTCTACTGGCCAGACACCAATCTGTTCCTTATGTGCTCTTGCGCACACAGCTTTGCGTGTTTCTTCATCATATCCTTGAACCTCTTCAGCAGCCATACATCTTGTAAAGAATCCTTTGTCTGCTGGACCATACTTGTGCGCAAGATGCTTGGCGAGACCCTTTATGTTGCCACGCTTTTTCAGCCTGAAGATCGCCACAGGATGCTTCTCCTTCTTGGAAATATCTAAGGATCCTGTTGCGGATGCCACTCCCTGTAGGATAGGGTTATAGTCATTCTCTAAGATATCGTCTGGCCAAAAGTCAGCATCAGATTCAAACTTTTCTTCCTTATCGGACAAGAATACAGCCATCTTGGAAATCTCCTATTGCATAGGTATGCTTTGTAAGTCAATAATTGCGTTCCACGAGCCATGTCCACTATCATCAAGCATGAACGCTTTTCCAACATCATAGTTGCCAGGCTTGATATCTGTATTTGCTATCTCATAGTGCTTGATCGTTCTACCAGGGACTTTGTACTGTGCCCACTGATATGGGTGTGTAAAATCCTTATAAGATGTGTCGGCAGGAAATATATCATGATGAGCACAGAAGTGCTCAAATTTGCTTATCATGTCGTTTCTCAGCCATTCTACAGAGCTAGGATCGGTGCCAGAAAGATTGTATTCCACACCTGGCTTTGCCCATGCATATTTGCCTATAGATATGTCAGCACACAACACAGCTTCTTTAACACCGCTTAATTTACACATGACCATCTGACGAGTTACGAGCGGTATAGCAAGATCCTGATTCATGTAAGTGTCGTCAAATCTTAAGTATGAGAAATTGACTGGCCACTGGTCATTATACGGCACCTCTATTTTTTGCCGACCGACTTGCATACCATTTTTGTCATACCAATGTACCGAAAGTATTGCACTCCCATTAGCATCAAAAACCTCGATATTGGCTGTGAATCCTTCTTTGTAGAACATACGCTTGAGGATTTCAGGATTTCTAAGATTTTCGTATGGGATATTGGAAATCACAGCCATCGAATCAGATAGATTGTATGGATTGAATTTTACAGCACTGTCAGGAACAGGCGATGGTATAGATCCCACATCATCAAAGAAACTATATGGCCTCTTGGATGCTGCCTGTTGTTTAGCAAGCAGCTCAGCCTTCACTTTTGCCCTGTGTCTACGCAACGCTTCACGACGACGCTCTGCCTCATAAGATGTATCTACATATCCTGAACGTGGACGACTGCCACCAACGAGCCCAGGTCTACCAGGATGGTCTTCGTATCCTGAAGTCTGAGTACCGACTTTGTAGACAATCTTGGAAATCCTACGCATCAGCATACTCCGCATCAACAAATTTTGGCATAGATACTTCTGATGGCCTCATCTCGATTTCCAAGTCACCACCCATGCGCATAGATATCTCACGTATAACCCTCTCACGCTCAGATGGCTCAGGTACATATTTTAGCAAGACGTCAATCATCACAGCACGCAGGTACATCACCTGTGCCACTGTCAGTGTGTTTCTTGAGTCTATGCGTGATATCTTCTCAACAAGCGTGCCAAGGGTGGCAATCAAAGAGTTGAAACGAGCAAACCACAGGCCATATTCTTCTGACTCTGGATTTGGAAAATACACCATAAAATCATCAAAGATGGCTCTCGTAGCTGCGAGATGCTCAGTCAGGTCAAGCAGATCATCGCGCGATTTTCCAAGATACTCTTGAATCTTGTCATCAAGACGCTTTCGTGTTTGAATAGCATGCATGCCTGTAGAAATCGTTGGTCTTTTTGCAGCTCCACCATGAAATCTACAGGCTCCAGTACCAGGGTGATCGGTACGATAGCCAGCTGGATGAGTACAATGAAAACCCTCTTGGTTCTTCATCTTGCGGAAGCACAATGGCTGATCTTTTGGAAATCCCTTCCTACGAATGTAGTAAGTTGGACCACCAAACGTGTCCTTCTCTACTCTTACTATCTTTGCTTCACCAACAGCTATCAAATCTTGGAAATCTCCTATTCTACAATCCTTTTGAGTATACTCTCAAGTTTCTTCTGTTGAGCCACTTCGGCAGCATTTACACCTTCTGGACGTACACCTTTTCCCCATAACTCTTTAGAGTCCCATCTATCCATCTTATTAGGATTATCAACAGATGGTTTTGGTCTAAAAGTTCGTAACACCACCATTACACGATATCGCTGTTGATCCTGTGTGCCAGCAACATACTTGCCAGTGACATAATGTTCCTTAATTTTGAAGATTTTTGCATAACCACCTTCAGGTAGATCTATTTTGGCAGAATCACTGTACTTTTTCCAACCTGATTCGAATATACCAGCAATCACATCCTGTATTACAGCATCAGAAGCATCCATGAAAGACATAGTCGAATATTTATTAGATTGTGGGGCTTCAATAGCAGGAGAGGCAGTGCCTGAAGATGATGAGCCTCCTACAAGTCCTGGCCTCCCTGAATGGCCAAAATCACCACTCCCTGAACCACCTTTATAAACAAGTGTTGCTTTCATATTGGAAATCCTTTCCTACGAATATATACTTACGGGAACCTTACAGTCATACCTGTTAGCACATCACAAACCAGTGCTCCAGCTTTGGTTCCTATCAATTCCTCAATGTCTGGAATCACAGACAGCTCTACATCGATGATAGCATTTGTGGTATCGGCACAACTGACATACCTTGAGCGCAAATAGATAACTGATGATGTGTACACAACGACAGCAAACTGACGTGTGCATCCTGATATTTCTACAAGGTTGGAAATAATGGCTCTTTTGCTTAGACTGAACGTCATATCACTGTACAAACGTTCAGTCAGTTCGTCTATAACACAAACATCAACACTTGGAAATCTCAGTCTGTTGCGTACTAATAGATCATCAAGAATATCATCAGATTCAGGCATGCTCCTATCTTCGAATATCTCACCATGCATCGTCATATCTACTTGGAGTTCTGTGGATAGCCTGCTTTGCTTGCGCAAGTATGTAGCACAGATATTCTTGATGACAGTTGTAAGGTAAGTGTGTAGGTTGGAAATCCTGCCATTGAAGAACGGCAAAGCATACTGTACTCTAAGATAAGATTCCTGAATTAAATCATCTCGATGAGCAGAGTCATATCCGCTCACGATGGCTTCAATGAGGTTGGTGGTGTGTTGCAAAATCAAATCCAATATCTTAGGATCTTGCGTATATTTCCATCTTTCCACCAACTCTGTTACGTAGGGACAATCGAATATCATAACACATCTTTGTATCTCACAAGAGCGTATGCCGCAATACATAAGGCATCCGCCATACCATCATGCGGTTTTCTAGATCGTGGTGTGGCCAATAAAGACACACTTGGAAATCTGCGCATACAATAGTCAATGGCTGCTTGCTTGTCCTTCGGCGTATCAGCCAAAATGACTTTCTTCCACGTTTGTGGAGCAACCTCGTATAACGGTATAAGCATAGATCCTATGATGCCATAAAGTATCCCCACATTCTTTCCAAACGTGAACATCGACACCACACCCTGTTTCTGTTGGCCAGGCTTTGACATGGCATGGACTTTCTCTATACAAACTATCACAACAGACGTGCGATGGCCACGGTCATAAATCCAATCACTGATACGTGGTATGTCTAATTCCTTGCCTGCTATAAACATGGGTGTGACATTGATATCGCCCATAGTTTCTATAGCTGCCAACCCACCACCCTTGCCAGGATCTATCCCTATAACAACAGCATTTCCACTCATTCTACAGCAACCCTTCTCTTTACTATCATAGGAACACGTATCCCTACATCACTAAACTTTGGCTTTTGTAAGGATAGCATATTCCTATAAACTTCGCCATCCATCAAGGACACAAATGCGTTTGCCATAAAATAGCGTTTCATACGATCCTTGTTAGCAGGTTGGAAATCCTCAACTGCCTCAAGCACAGCTTCTCTAGCACCAACCCTATCGTGCTCTAGAGACATGGCCACAACATTCTTGGAAATCCTATCTATGCCAAACTCACAAATGTTGCGAGCCACCCTGTCTGACATAACCTTTTTGTGATTTCCAAGCGCTGCGTTAACTATGCCTGATAAGTCGTCATATTCCTTGAACAACTTGGTAGCAATAATTTCTCCTATGCCCATGATGCCTGGTATGTTATCACTGCCATCGCCTTGTATAGCACGCCAACTTACGTAGTCTTTGATGGCAATCGGCAATTTCTCTTCTGCATTGCTGTGCGTATAAAGCATATCCTTGAACGGATTCAACACCGACACTTTGGTGGAAATTGCCTGAAGCATGTCCTTGTCTGTAGACACAATTATAGACTTTTCCAAGCATATCCTTGAAGCATGAAACATCAGGTCATCAGCTTCGGCACCCTCTTTACGCACACTGATAATACCCATCATTGGCAGCGCGTAGTCAATCAACTCATCCATCTGCCTGAGGAAATCAGCATACGCTTCAGGATCATCATCTTTGTGGCGATTGGCTTTGTACTCAGGGACAGCCTGGCGTCTAAAATCAGGAATCCCCATATCCCAACATACTAACACTGAAGTTGGCTTGTACTTGGAAATGATAGAGTTTGTAACCCTGATGAATCCGTATGTCACACTCACATCTTTGCCTTTCACTGACAAAGCAAAGACATGTTTGCATCTATGAGCCAGATTGTTACCATCAAGAATCAGAAGCATATCAATCCTTATCGTGAACTGGACAACCTGCTTCAGGAACAAATCCGTATGGATACACCCAACCGCACCCATGCCCACAGGTTGTTGGAGTATGAATTTCTCGCCATTTCCAATAATGTCTCAACAATGGAGCACGGATATACATATTCCAAAAGTAAATCAAATTCATTCCTCCGCTGCTTCCTCTACCGTTTCCTCTTCATCACCAATTACAAACGACCCATCTACAGATTCAAGCATGGTGTTGGAAATATCCTCAAAATGCTCATCATATACCTTTTCCCAACCTTCAGCCTGAAATTTTATATCTTCATCACCAATCATCAGATGATGCCAACTTCCTGACATGGTAATATAGTCCATCTCCTTCAACCACATCAAAGATGCTTTGGCGTCATCAATGGCTGAGCCAAAGTAGATCGGTAGTGTGGCTTCACGATAAGGTATTCCAACCTTGCTCTTCACCACCACAGCTTTGGTGTTCATGCCAACGATATTCCCCTTTTTCTTAGCTATCTTGATCTTGTTTGATAACCTCAAAGCCACACGCACTGAAGCATAAAATGACACTGCTCCACCGCCAAATGTGGCAACATCATCACCAAACATAACACCCAGTTTCTTACGAGTTTGGTTCAAGAACAGAGCGGCAATGCGCTCCTCAGAAATCCTATGAGTAATCTTGCGCAGTGACTGAGATATGATTCTAGCCTGTGATGGATATCCAAGCTGACCATAGTCTTTAGTCATCTCATCACGTGATGACGTTGCGGCAATACTGTCCCAAATAAACACCATAATACCATCAGGATCTACGCTGTGCTTGATATCTATAGCCTCTTCAAAGAATTTGAATACTTCCTCAACCGTATCTGGAGAGGCATAGATCAAGTCATCAACGTTTACACCGATCTTCTTCAGCATATCAATAGACACAGCTGTTTCGGTGTCAACATATACTACCGTATAGCCTTGCTCTTGCGCAACAGCGGCAACCTGAGCGGCAATAAGGGATTTCCCCGATGATGGGTCGCCATAAATTTCCACGTATCTTCCTACAGGCAAGCCACCACCCATGATAACGTCTAGAGCCAAGCACCCAGTGGAAATCCACTCTGTAACCTTACACGGAGATCCTTCCTCACTGAGTAGACTGACCTCAAATTTCTTGTCTTTCATGCGCTCTACAATTTCAGACGCTTTGGTCATTTACCTCACCCATTATTTCCAAGGCAAGTTTCTGTAGTTGTATCTTCTCCTTGCCTTTTATGTCTACAGAATCGAAGTACACAGCCAACTGCTCTTGTTGAGTCATAGCAGCCATGCCTATTCCATCTAAGAGCCTTTCCCTTGTTTCTTCATGTGCCTCAATGTTTATGGAGTGTAGCCAAAACACTCCGGCATCAGCCAACACTTTGGAAATCCTCTCCCTACCAACTGTGCTTTGTCTACCACCACTGACCATAACATGCACACGAACGATAGCATCCCTGATATCACGCTTTTGGATTTTGGAAATAACAGCATTTGTAGGATCTTTTATGCCAACAGCATTGACGTCTATCGTAACGAACGGTCTGGCATCAACCTCTACGAACTCCCATGTGGCACCATCACAATCAATTTCCAACCACACAAATCCCTTACGGTCTTTTTCTTCTGAGAAGTCTACCCTATCTAAGCTCCCAGCATAAACTATCGGAACTGCTCCTTCAACAATATCGCTCAAATCCTGATGGTAATGAAGATGGCCAAGAGCCACATATTGCCATGCATCCCAAAGCAGATCTTGGATATCTACCTCAGCACTTTCCCCTACAACCATAGCGCGCTCTGACCCAAATATAGCTGCATTCACTGAGAAGTGCCCAAGGAGTATAGCAGGTGCCTCAGGATCTACCTCACTAGCAAGCTGTTCTATGATTTTTGACATAGCATCCTTGTGTGCTCTCGTAAAGTATGGTATCGTAACAACCTGAAGCAGTCCGTTCTTGGTAATAACCTTACATACTTCGAAGCCATTACCAACAATCACGTTTGGTACACGTAAAGTTGAAAAGACATCTATAGCAGATGCCTTTTCATCACTTCCTGGCTTATCATGATTTCCAACCAATAGCACTACAGGACACTGATTAGATAATCGTACAATGCGCGTACCAAATTCGCGTAACAGCGTAGGATCAGGAGAATGCCTATGAAAGGCATCACCAGCAAATAGAACAGCGTCAGCATCGTTTTCTTCAGCATAATCCACCAAGGCATCTAACGAATCCAAAAAGTCCAAGATCCTACCGTTCATTTTAGTATCAGGATCCATTGGACCATGGGTATCTACACCCAAATGGAAATCAGCAAAGTGAATGACTTTGATTTTACTCAAATTACACCAATAAGACCGCTCCGCCGTCAAGCCATCTAAGTTGGCCAAGTCACGAACGGAGCAGTCTTTGGAAATCTACCGTGTTCTACGCACTGACCGACGAGCCAACCTGCCTTCAACTTCCTTCTTCGCAGGAGGTTCATCCTCTTCTTCCTCAACGACAGGAGCAGGCTTGCGGATGGATTTCTTTGGCTTTGGCTCTTCCTCTTCTTCCTCTTCTTCCTCTTCCTCAAAATCCGTGTCGGCAATGTTTTCCAAATCAAACTCACGCAGGATACGGTCATACGGCAACACATACACAGCATGATCCTTGGATAACTCGCTATCCTCTTCAGGGTCATCACTTGCTTCTGCGTATGACAGATCACGAGCCTTTTCCAACCACTCGTCAACTACATTTTGATCAGCATGAAGTGGTGTGAAGCGTGGTTTTGTCCTAACCTGATATTCAGTGTCAAGACCAGTACCGTCACGATCTATCGTGATATCGATACCTTTCTCAACATCTGTAATATCACCATAGTCAGGGTCAAAGATGATTGATTGCAGAGCGTTGAAAACCTTCACCCCTGGTGTATAGATCTGAGGACCGCGATCCTCGTCTGCACGGTCAATGACGTTCATCCAATACGAGCGGCGCAACTTCAGTTGCCCAGCCAACTCCTTAGATCCTTTGTCTCCCACCTTGTACAAATCGTCACGTAACTCGCAGACAGGGCACGGCAGCTCCCCTTCAGACGTGAAGGATGGGCAGTACACCTGTTTCTTACCATCAGGAGGAAAAGCGTGCTTCCCCACAGTTTGGAA